CTGAACTTAGGATGGGGCTATCCGGTAAGCAGGCGATTTCAGCAGCCTATGCAATCGCAACGAAACATAAGCAGGAAGGGATGCCGTTGCCTTCAAGTCGTAGGTTTTCGGTTACTGGCAAGCGCACGCAGTTTGTGGCAGATGCTACTCGAGAGATCGACAAATTAATTAAGGAAACAATCAGTAAAACTATTCAATATGAGGTGCTGGGAAGTTAAATTTGAGTTATACGGCAAAAAGATGAAGACCAAGATCAATGCCGGAAGCCGGGAAGAGGCTAAAGAAAGAATACGCAACAAGGTGATATTCCATGAGGTTACACTTCAAGAGGATGACCACGTAATTGAACACCTTAAAAATATGATGTGATGGCATTAGAAGATTTGTCATTAAGTATTACATCTGTTAATATTACAGATGGTGCAACAAGAGAACGATTTGAAGTAGTAATTAATATTGAGTCTAAATTGTCTAATTTTGCTATTAAGCATAAAGACGTATCAAAAGACTATATAATTAATTTACTTTATTTACGTGGTCTTTGTAGTATTAATCAAGAACAAATATTCAATTTAGTATGGCCATAACAATCACAACAGGGTTAGCCTCAGACGTTGCGGCTTTTGCACCTTGCGTAATATACGGCTCTTCAACGAGGGCTCCAATACTCTCGACTGGTATACTGGAGTCGGCAGCTATAACAGAGTACGGCTCAGGGTCAGGTGGTCGGCTTGCTATGAAGGTGGCGGTTGGCTCTGGCACTTCGATTGAGGCAGGAGATACCGTTATCATCACAGGTGCTGAGGGTGTTCATGAACAGTACAACGGAAGGCACAAGGTCTATACGGTAACAGCCACAACGCTAACAGTCGAGACTTTGTACAACGGTACCGATGCTGGCGATGCGTATGGAACTATGACACGCACAAATGACTCAATGAGGGTGCGGGCAGATGTGTACAATGGATCAACATTGATCGGGTCTTTGTATGCTCAACCGGTATTGCGTAACTGGGAGATTGACGTATCCGGGCTGTTTCAGACGCAACTTAGTAGCATCTTTAGCCTGACCGCTGGAGATAGGCCAACTACAGGCGCAGCCTTTGCTTTCACTGTTGAACTATTTGAGCAATGGCAGACTGTGGACTTTTCAATTATCGAGGTCGAAACAGTGGCAGCAGCACAAACAGGCGTAGCACACCGAAGCGCTGACATTACGGGGCAAATCACAGGTACAACATTACCTAGCATTGCATACCGTGCAAAGGATAAAATATTGCATCACTTTTTATGTTCTGAGACATCAAATGTATCCGTTATATTTATCCCCTACGTTGGTTCAACAGCAGGAACGGCCACAACGGTAGCAACAACGATAACAAACAAACACGGGCTGGCTGTGTACGCAATTCCGGCAACCGCAGCAATGGTTCGTATTGGAACAGTCTGGTTTGATGGATCAATAAACGAAGATATAAAGGACGATCAGTATATCAAAGTACCTGCTCAAACGTGTTACAAAAGATTGTATTACACGAACGCAAAAGGCGGGTTTGAGTGTGTGGAGTGCCCGGATTGGGAAGACTTCACAAAGACCGAAAAGGTTGACCGCTACACAGTCGAGGCATGGACTGAACGCAGGCTGACAACTGTATTAGAACACAAGTCAACGGCTGCATATTTGCAAGACCTACCGGCTGCGGTCGAAGTGTATGACGAGAACGGAACCGAAGTTATAACGCTCTCTAACGAGATTCAATACTACGGTGAGAACTTGCAGCAGGAAGTAACAGTGAAGTACGAACGATATATTGTAAAGTGATGAACTACATCAACATCAACGATCTAGACGTTATAGGAGAAGTCAAGCTGATATTTGAGGCTAACCTTGATCTGAGTAAGGGCAAATCTAATAAGTCATATTCGATTAAGCTGCCCGACACGTCACGCAATAACAACGCTTTGCAAGGGATGTTCAGTAGCTATATCGGTCGAAAGGTAAGCTATCCTGCAATTTACACGGTGCAAGGCGTAACGCTTACAGGTGTTCTACTAATCACAGACATTGAGCGGCACCTTGCAAGCGGTGTATTCATCTCAGGCAACGGGGTCGTATGGCAGGCGATGCAGGATGATAACCTTTCGGATATTGACTTATCGGAATATGACATAGAACTGAACAAGACCAACGTCCTAGCCTCTGAGTCGGGCTATCCAATGGTGGTATTCGATATGACCGACAGGGGGGCGTTTAAATCGGGGCTTAATTCGATTGACATTACTGACAGGTTTCCAGCCCTGAATGTAAAGCAGTTATTCACTGAACTATTCAACTACTACGGCTTTTACCTCAATATTGAAGACAATACTGGTTACTTCAATCAGCTTTACCTGTTATTCACGAAATCAGACGAGATACGCAACGACTCTGAATGGCTGCAAGACGCTGCGGCATCGGCTGGCGGATATGGGCAGAACTATGAGGACAGCGGAACTGGAACAGCATTTGAGGTTGACGCAAAGATGTTATTTCCTACGGACGAAAAAGACCCTGGAGGTAACCTGACAGCATCTGTTTATACCGCTCCTGAAACCGGAACATATCAATTCAAGATAGATTACAACCTACGCTTTCAGCGTCCTACACTTGCAACGGTAGCAAACGAGGCGGCTTTGATCTACTACAAAAAGAATGGTACAACATTTTATTATGAAGCATTACTAGTTGACCTATCAACAGAGATTTACAACGAGTTCACCGGAATACTTGACAGCAAGCCTATAGAGCTCGAGGCTGGCGACACATTCGAGGCATGGGTTAATTTTTCTGGAGATATAACCTACTCAGGAACATGGACTGTTGACGTGACACAAGGCATCGGCATGAAGCTAACTGTGATTCCTTCACGATGGTACGGGGCCGGTTCAACAGTTCAGATCAATAGTATACTTCATGGTTTGACAGTCAAAGACTTCATCTCAGGTGCTTGTCAACTGCTTAACGCTGACTTGTATTACAATGAAGACGAGAACGCAGTAACATTGGTAGTCGGGCAGAAACAAGTTGCTCCGGTGGCTGAGGTTGAGTGCTTCAATTATACCGAAGCGCTGGAAGACAAGACAAATACAGTGATAGCTTTCAGTACTGATAAGGCACGTCCACAACCTGACAAGTTGGTTAAGATAGTCGGGGCAAAGGACACGGTTACAAATGATTTGAAATACAGCCGCACATTGATAGCTCCTTGCAGTAGGTTGTTCTCGGGAACAGATGTTCAGATTCCGGTACTTTGGCAGGCAGGCGATCCATTTGACTTCGATCAGTCGGACAATCCTCCTGAGCAAAAGACGCAGGCAAATCTACGTATATTGCGCAAGGCAACAGCAGTATCAGGAAGTTACGCACTGACATACGGGGGTGTGCTTGCATCCAACAGCGAAACGAGATCAACAGTCCTACAGATGCAAGAGGTTGACATTCGTAGCCTGCATATTCAAGAGCTTGCAACAGAGCGGAAACTGATACAATGTGATGCAAGACTGGACGTGTCGAAGTTGTACGACAATACCTACTTCAAAAATGACGTTACATTGGTTGACAGGCGCAACGGTGTAACGCTCTTAAATGGTCGTATCAAACGAGCTGAACAGTTGCGGGTTGATTGGTTTAAGATTACACTCTATCCAACTGCTCAGGAGCAGATTGACCCTAGTCAAGTCGATTGGTTCGCTCCGTTAGATGCAACGAACACGACAGCGCCTGGGGGTGGGTCGGGTGCTGGAGGCGGAACTGAACCGCTACCTGCTGACATGTGGAGATCATCCATAACTGGACAGATTGACGGGCTGACAGAAAAGACTACACCGGTTGACGCAGATGACTTTGTAATTGACGACTCAGCGGCTGGCAACTCAAAGAAAAAAGTTAGATGGGCGAGTATTAAGGCTACGCTGAAAACATACTTCGATACGATATATGGCTATTGGGTCAAAGTAACGGATGGGTTAAAAACAATAGAACGGGTTGGCATTGGTGCTGACCCAGTCACAAATGCAGGCCTAAAGGTTGTCGTTACAACTGGCTACGGCACTATTTCTCAAAGCACATCAGGGCGCGGAGTTAGCGGAATATCATCAACAAGTTACGGAGTTGAAGGATTTGCAACATCAACAGGCTACGGTGGCTATTTCTACTCAGAAGAAAATTATGGTATGTATGCCGTATCAGGAGATAAAGAAAAAGCTGCATATTTTGCTGGCAAGGTAACGATTGATGGAACAGGCACGACTGTTGAAACACTGAAAATAATTAATCCTGTTGATGACGGCCTTAAAGTGCTTGGTGGAAATTATGGTGTATCAGCCTATACATCAGGGGATTCAGCGATATATGGAGATAACACCTCGACAAATGTGGGCGTAACTGGCGTATCAGCAGGAGGGTATGGGGGTTATTTTTCGAGCACAAATGCAGACAAGGCTCTAAAAGTAATCGGGAGCGCAACAGTCAACAGTGATGGAAAATTATATTTTGGTGACTACGACACAGATGGAAGCTGGAGGATAACGAGATCAGGCAACAATCTTGTATTGCAACGTAGGGAATCTGGGTCTTGGGTAACGAAACAAACAATATCAGCATAACATGGCAGAACAAATTTTATACAGCCTTAAAATCGAAGGCACACAGACAGAGCTTGAACGACTTGCAGCGATCAACGATGAGATCAACAAAGGTAAAGAGAATCTAAAGGAGTTAGCGAAGTCAGACAAGCAGGCAGCGGAGCAGCAGAAGTTGACACTGAAGGAGCAGCAGAGTGAATATCGTGAGCTTCAAAAGTCAATCGAACGCAGGAATAAGGCAGAGGAGCAAGGTATCAACACGCTTGAGAAGATGCGGGCAAAGTTGTCATTGCTGTATAAAGAACTCGATCAAACTGAGATTGGAAGTGAACGCTTTAAAGAGATAACAGTCCAAGCAAATAAGCTACGCAACGAAATCGGGAAGGCAGAGGAGGCAAGCGGGAGGTTTCAACGAAATGTTGGTAACTATCAAAACGCTATACAAGATGCATTTCAAGCGATGGGGGTCAACGTGGCTGGGCTGACTCAAAACCTTGCAAGCGCTAACAGTGTCATTCAGCTAACTACCGCAATCACGAAAGGAATGACGGCAGCAACCGGAGGGCTAACTGGTGCGCTTAAGGTGCTGAAGGTTGCATTGATCAGTACTGGGGTTGGGGCGTTGGTTGTGGCACTCGGTGCGGCAATTTCACTTCTCGTGAACGCTTTAAAGTCATTTGATCCGCTAATTGATAAGATTGAGCAGGGAGTAGCGGCTCTAAAGGCTGTTTTTGGGTCGCTATCTGATACGGTTCTGAGTGTTGTCACCGGGCAAAAGTCGTTCAAGGATGCTGTAAATGGTGCCGGTGATGCAATGAGGCGAAGCGCTGCGGCTGCTATTGAGTACAAAAAGGCACAACAAGACCTTGATGATGCTGTATTTAAGGCTACCGTAACGCAAGAAAAATACAAAAATCAAATAGCTGAACTTCTTTTACAATCAAAAAATAGGACGTTATCGGAACAGGAGCGGATTGAATTGATTGACAAAGCGCTGGAGATTGAACAAAAGGCGTTCAACGAGCGCAAGGCAATTGCAGATCAGGAACTTTCGATAGCGCAGGGGGCTATTATAACGAAAAACAACCTGACTAATGAAGAGATTGACAACCTTAAAAGGCTTGGTGTTGAATATGCTATTGCTCTGAAGGAACGTAAATCGGTAACTGACGAGCAAGTTCAGGCGCTGGCAGACGCACAGGCTAAGCAGTTGCAATTAGAAGGGGAAAGCATTTCGCTCAGAGAAAAGGCGTTGAACAGACGCGATCAATTGGAAGATGCAGCTAATGAAAAGGCATTAAAACGTGCTGAAGATCAGCGAAAGATAACACTCGAACAGATTGCACTCCAACGGCTTGCAGATCAGTACGCAATTGATGCAATACAAGCGCTTCTTAGTCTGAAGGAGGAGGTTGCTGATGATCCGGAATTGGTTATTTTTAGGTTTCCAACAGAGGAGGAAATAGAGGATCAAAGCCAAGTACTTGTCGATCAGTTGCGGCAACGGGCAGATGAAGGATTAAAGTTGATTGAAGATTTCAACGAACAAAGTAAAGGGTTGTATGATCAGGACATTGCTAACTTACAGGCTGCTTACAGCACTGGTTTAATCAACGCTGAACAGTACGAGGCTGGAAAGCTGGAACTTCGCAAGCAATATAACGAGGCGATACTTGCTGAAACCGCTGACCTACTTAACCAACTCGCTGAAATTTTTGGAAAGGAATCAAAGGCTGGTAAGGCAGCGGCTATTGCAGCTACTGCGATCAATACGTATGTTACGGCAATGGAGGCTTTCAAGTCAGGTGTAAAGTATGGGGGGCCGATTGGCATCCCTCTTGGTATTGCAGCAGCAGCAGTTGCAACGGCTTTCGGTGTGAAGCAGATTCAACAGATAGCAGCAACGAAGCAAGAGAAGCAGCCGCGTTATGCAAGTGGTGTTATCGGTGTTCGTGGGGCCGGAAGTGAAACATCTGACAGTATTGACGCAAAGATCAGCAGAGGCGAGTCGGTTATGACGGCTAAGGCTACTAAGGTATTCGCTCCGGTACTGGCGCAAATGGAACAGGCAGTAGGCAACACGCCTAATGTGCAGATCGGATCGGGTCGGTTTGCAAACGGAATTATTAACTTGTCACCACGTACTGAGTTCCCGCAAAATTACGAGCGCATAATCAAGCGAACAATTGAGGCGGTTGGTAATATTCCTGTGGTGGTTGCTGAGTCAGATATAACTGGAACTCAGAACAGGGTTAGGAGAATCAAAGTAGCTGGAGACCTATGAACAAGGACAAATTGATTGAACAACGGGCAAGGTATGTGCAAGAGCGGATTAATAAAGCGGCACGGGCTGAGAATGAAATAAAGCGGCTTGCCGCTGAGTTATTCCTGTCACATGATACGATCAGGAGGGATTTGAAGAGGCAAGTGTAATTTATTTGCATCATGCAACTGCATTATTTTAATAGATAATTTCTATAGTATTTTTGTATTCATAGAAATTTCTAACACGTAAAAAATATGGCACTTGCAAACTACACTCCGACATGCGGGAAGAACATCCCGGGCAACAGTCGGATTCTTTTCGTTGCGCCTGTGACTGCTGTCACGGCATTGGCAGAAACAAGCGGGGAGATCAGCACCTTGACGGCTGCTGCTGACACATTCAAGCAGATTAAGGCTGATCTTGACTCCGTTCAATTCACATCTGACGGAACTTTTGGCACGAATGGTGCCTACACGCAGACCTTAATTGCCAGGTTCTCGAAACCTTCAACTGAACTTAACGCTCTGATTGACGAGCTTACAGCCGGGGCGGCTTGTGGTTTCGCAATCATCCACGTTGACGCTAATGGCAAGGTATGGTTATCTGGCGCTTCGATTACATCAAAAGAAGGTAATTACAGGCCCTGGGGTCAGGTGCAGGCTGCAACCGACTCAGGTACATTGCTCACAGATACCAACACTCAGGCCGTAACGGTGACATTCACACGCACGAGCGCCTACTTGCCTGTTGAGCTTGATGACACACTGGCCGCTGCTGTCAAAGGTGGTACCGCTGCTTACATTGACTGGTAATGTACTACGTAGCTAAAGAATACGAAGGTAAGGAGATCAGCCTCTTTGTAAAGGGGCTGCCCTCCGTACTGATTCTGTCTGCTAAGCTATCACAAAGGGTATTGAAACAATTACACGAACTTGGAATAAATGGCATCAATTACAAAGAGCGAAATAGTAACGCTAGCGTTTAGCCGGAATATATCAACAGACCTGATTAAGGACGCTGATATTACTTCTGCTATCCGCAAATTTGTGTTGCCGTATCTCGGTACGCTGCCAGACGTTGATGGTGCATTATACATGACGTACGTTAAGTCTGTTATTGCATACGGGGTGGCTTGGCTGGTGTTCGACAAGCTCTCAACTGAGGTAACAGATCGGGGTGTTGTGGCGATGCTTTCAACCGGGGCTACCTTGCCGCAGGCTGAGGTTCGACTGGCTTCAAAAAATGCGATAATGACTACTTTGCAAGAGCTGATTGATCAGATGGTTGAGGAAGCGGACGCAGATGAAATTGAAGGAGGCGATATTGGGTTTTCGGGAACGGCTAACATTGGGAGGATTTAAATGATACGTGTAATTAACGAAGCGACAAGCGCAACGGTTGAACTATATGGAGATATTGGAGCTTCATGGTTCGGTGATGGCTGGACGTATGAGCGATTCAGTAACGAGGTAAAGAACCTGCCTGTGTCGCAACTGACCATCAAGGTCAAGTCAAACGGTGGTGATGTGTTCGAGGCGTTTGCAATTCATGATGCTATCAAGGCACTACCTGCCCGGGTTACTGTTGACATTGTAGGGGCTTCTGCTTCGGCTGCTACAATCATTGCTGCTGCTGGTGATAGGGTGCGGATTAGTGAGAATAGCCGGTACCTTGTGCATAACGCTCAAACGTGGTCAGCTGGCAATAAGGAAGCACTACAGAAAGACGTTGAGATGCTTGAAAGCATTGACGCTCAGATTGTCAACACATACATCAAGCGTACTGGAAAATCTAAGGAACAACTTGAAGCCTTAATGCTCCAAGAAAAATGGATGACAGCGCAAGAAGCTCTTGAATGGGGCTTTGTTGACGAGATCATCAAAGAAAAAAAAGTTACTAACTTAATAAAAAACGAGATGACTGAAGAAGAAAAATTGGAAATGGAAGCGCTGAAGGCTGAGAATGAAGCTTTGAAGACGAAGTTGGCAGAGTACGAGAAGGCAGAAGACGAAAAGCAGGAGAAGGAAATGGAGGAAGAAATTGATGCGGCTATCGAAGCTGGCAAAATTAAGTCAGACGCTAAAAAGACCTGGATTGCACTTGCAAAGATTGACCGGTCTAGCGTTAAGGCTGCGATTGAAACGCTGCCCGTTATTGCCCGCTCTCCGATCATGGATGAACCTGTTGCTCCGGTTGCTCCGGTTGAAAAGCTGACAGAGGAAAAATTCTACGCAAACTGGAAGGCTAAGAAGTACGACAACAACGCTGAGTTGTATGCAAAGGACTATAAGGAAGTTTTTGGACGTGAACCGCAAATCTAACTAAAAAATGGCAATCAAATATCCTTTCGGAAATGACGAGGCTACAAATACGTTCAACGTAGGTACTGCCTCAGGAACATACGCAACGGCTGCGGAATATGGTGACAACGTGTACCACAAGACCGTGTTAACTCTCAGTGGGGCGCTGCCTGCAATCGCTGGAGGTGCTAACCTTGCGGTTGGCCGCTTACTCTACACCTTCCCTGCCGGTGATATTCGTGTACATACGGCTGCACTGAAGGGTGTAACTATTAAGCAGACTCAGGGAAACATCACTGCCGACACCCCGGACTTAGGCCTTGGTACTGTTATCGCTTCTGGCGCTGTGGCTACGCTTGACGGTACGGCTACTTTCGAGAACATTCTTACCGGTCAAACAATGAATGACTGCAATGGTACCGCTGAAAACTTCGGTGTTGGTTCGACTTTGTACATCAAAGCCGCAGATGCTCACACTATATATCTGAATGTTGCGGACGGCTGGGCTGCTTCCGGTGATGCTGCTGCTGCAATCGGTGGTTCTGTGATTCTTACTTGGGAATACTTAGGATAAAAATACTAACTAAAACAATAATTTTAAAATGGCTATTCAAAAAGAACTTTGGATCAATCAGATTCAAGAAAACCTCTACAAAGGACTCGAGGCGATCAAAATCGCTGCTACTGATGACAGTGCGTATGTCAATGCCAAGACCGTACACATCCCGACCGCTGGCGCTGCTACTGCAATCACCAAAGGCAACGGAACTTATCCTGTTTCTGTGGTTGAGCGTACCGATCAGATTCTCGACTACAACTTGACTAACTACGAGTTTGGCCCGTACCGGATCGGCTGGGCAGATCAGTTGCAGCTTTCGTATGACAAAACCGCTTCGTTGGTCAACGACCTGATGGGCGGGTTATCCGAACGTGTTGCCCGTGAATTGATGATCAGCTGGTATCACTACACAGCCGGCAAGTACGTCCTTACAACCGGATCAAGCTACTCAGACCACGCTACCGGAGCAACCGGCAACAGCAAGGGGCTGACAGGTAAAGACCTCCGCAGAGCCGCTGCAATCCTTGACGGGCAGAATATCCCGATGCAAGACAGATACTTGTTGGTTGACAACACTATGTTCTGGCAGTTGATGGATGACCTCGAATACAACGCTGAACGTGTTGGCGCTATCGGAAACGGCCTGCAAACTGCCCCCGGAACTCCTTACGGCTTCACCGTAATCGCAATGCCTGCTGTTGTGTATGTAACCTCAGCCGGTGTGGTTCGTGCATACGGTAATGCAGGTGCAACTACCGACCAAGCCGCTGCTCTCGCAGTTCACAAGTCAGCGCTTTCGTTCGCTTTGTCAGGCACTTGGGTAAGCGAAAAAACAGACGATCCGACCTACTTCGGTTCAATCCTCTCAGGTTCGATCTTCGGAGGCGGTTCTTATCGTAGGTATGACAAACTCGGTGTTGTGCCGATCATCCAAGATAACGCTTAATCAATAGCGACTTAAATTCGTTCTTTTCATTGTGTTAAATAAGTCAGCCCTACTTCGGTGGGGTTGGCTTTGTTTTTTCAAAAATAAATAAATCAAATGAGATCATTCAATTGGACAGGCCTCACCTTAGGCGGTGATGGTGTAAAAATAGTAGGCGAGAACTGCCTTGTAGAGTTCAGCTACGTTGGTGGTAACGCTTTAGTAATGTGCGTAGTGAACGGAATCACTGAAGATGCAGCGGATATGTCGGAGATCGTGAACGAGGCAGGGGAAACCGTGACACGCTTCACAGCAACAGGTACCGGCACACAGAAGATTAATATCTCAGGGCTGACCCCGGGCACTTTTGTAGGTATCAAGCAGATCAGCGCAACAGCTGGCACTGCTACGGCTAAGGTCTTAACAGGTTCTTCAAGATGAAAATGGTAAACCTACGCAGGCCCCCCGTAGGGGTAAACCTGCAAGGCGCTAGCTACTTTGGCGGCATGGCTGATGTGAATGACCATGTTGCGAGGGTTGCGGCTGGAGGGGGCACTGGAGCGAACGAGTCGGATCTGTTCAAGATTTACCGATTCTTGCATTCGCAGGGGCTACTCAGCGGCACTAGGTTGCTTTGGACTCCGGAGGCTGGCTATGTTCAGCGGGTTGATGGCGTTCTGAAGTATTGCCGTACTGGATTTGATACGTCGTTATTCGAGAACGACCTTGACGGCTCAGCAACTGCCTCACAACAGCCGAGACTTGTTGGTGGTATTGCGCCCGGGTCAAAGGTGGCTGCATCAAATCAGACAGGTGAATCACGTAAGTTTACACACGCTACAATAACAGTAACTGGCACTTACACGGTTGTAAAGATGCTAAATACAACTGGGAAGTATGTAAATACCTATACTGAAGTTGTTGGTGGCACAATTACAGAATGTACTTGGACTGGTGGGATGCGATTATATATGGTTTACGCTGGTGTGCTTTCTGCTGGTCAACGTGCTATAATAGATGCTTTTGTGTTGACTTTGTATCCCGAAATCGAATCAGTTCAAATAGGCACTCAAACATGGGCATCACGTAACTTTGAGGCTGTTGCTACCCCGATGGGGAATGTGATTGCTAATGTTACTGATAACGCTGCATGGGCTAATGCAACGGTGTTGTATGATGCCGCATATGCAGCCACGAGCGGAACAACAGCGCAAAAGGAATACGCAGGATATAAGGCCGCTGCTATGTGGTGCTACTACAACAACGACCCTGCCAACGGTGCGATTTATGGCAAACTTTACAACTGGTACGCTGCGAAGCTATTAGACCTTGATATGGCTTCTGCTGGCCTTGGCTATCATGTGCCTACATCTGCGGAGTTTACAACATTGATTAATGCTTTGGGCGGTGTTTCGGTAGCAGGAGGTAAGACGAAAATGACTGGTACTGATTACTGGAATACTCCGAACACAGGTGCTACGAATGAAAGTGGATTTACTGCGTTGGGGGGAGGTAGAAGGACTGTAGTTGGTGTATTTTCAAACCTTAAAAATACAAATGAATATTGGTCTTTGGATAAAAATATAATATCGGCAAGAAACAACACTTCAGAATTAACTAATGTACCATTTGCTAGTTTCGAGATATATGGGACATCACTAAGACTAATAAAAGTATAATATGGAAGAATTAATCACAATAATTGAGCCAATAAAATACGCTAAATTCGCTTCCTTAGAAGCATACAACGCCGTGAATGTTGCTATTGCACAATTCAAAGACCAGCTAACAGGCGGTGAGTACAGCCGTACTGAAACCTCCTACGAATACAATCCTACGCCTGAAGCTCACGCAGATGGCTTTTACTATATGCCTGCTGAACCTGATCTTGTAGCCGCCAATTTTTTTGAAGGCGTTACGCTGCTGGATAGTGTGCCGATAGTTGAACTTTATCAAACTGAACAGCTATGAAACTCAGGCTATTAGCTTTATTCTTAATGCTTTCGCTGACATTGCAAGGGCAGTGGGTAGATCGTAATACGGCTATCCGCTGT